TGAACGAGCCAGCCGTATTTTGCAATGCCATTTGACCATCGCGATCCCTCTCGCCAGACCTGAACGCGTACGGACCAATATCATCGAGCAGTTGCCTGATGTTTATGTTGGTCTCATTGATAGCCTGGGTCTGTTCCTTGGTCGCATCCACAAGTTGAGAACCATAGTCTTGTGCCGCTGATATGGCCTCTTTCTTCGGTCTTTTGCCAGACTCAAAGGCGTACGGACCAATATCATCTAGCAACTGCTTGACGTTAACATTGGTCTCGTTGATAGCCTCAGCTTGCCCCCTCACTGAGTCGGCAAGTTGAATCGCCGACGCCACAGCTTCATTATCGCCTCTTACAACCTCAGCACCAATGTCGGTGAGTAGTTGCTCGACATTGGTACGAGTTACCTGTTCGGGTGTGGTCCTTGACGTATCCCATAGGCGACCCCTCTGGTCGTTCATAGCCCTAGGTCCGTACATCAACCCATCAACGCCCATGACCTCCATCCAACTGCGGTTCATGTCGTCGACAGCATTAAGAATCGGGGTGTTCAACGCCCCTCTAAGAGCGTTAAGATCCCCCATGAACTCGTCAGTGGTGCTGTATAGCTCTTGTGCCCTTTGCACAAATGTGAGACCGTCGCCCACCATTAGCTGGCCACTGGTGCGCTCGGGCGGTGCAAGATTAGGCTCACTGCTTCCTGTGTAGCCAACCTTCTTAGCCACACTATTCGCAATCAACCGAGCCTCACCCTTGACCCATTGCTCCTCAAGAAGCCTAGTTGTCTTCTCAAGACTCACATTGGCTTCATCTGCCCTCTTCAAGAGCTTGTCGGGCAGGTTGTAGACACCACTTAGAGACTGCTTCTCTTGAGTGTCATCATGCAACTTCATACGATTAACAAGGTAATCGGCACGCTCCCTCGGTGTCATACCCGATAGAGCACTGTTGTTCCCATTGATACTGTTAGCCGCTGCCATGTCCTGAGCGCCCGTAACCCCGTTCAAAATAGCTTCTCGCCACATGGTAAATACGGCACGCTCGGTAAGAGCAATCTCACCGACACCGTTCTTCTCGGGGTCGTTCATCCATTCAAGCATGGGCTTCAGGTAGTGGCTTTGCGCGTACTGCATTTGAAGCTGCTGGAACTTAGCCACCTTGCCAAACTCATTAAGACTCTTCTCCACATCACTGGAGTACAGTAAATCCAGTGTCTCCTGAGATAGTCTGACAGATCTACTTGTGCTATTAGTTAGCTCGACAATCTTGTCAGTGTTCTCTCCGAAAATTTCTCGGAACTTATCCGGATCGAGAGACTGTGCAGCATCCAGAAGTTGACCCAGTGCACCACCAGACAGGGTATTCTGAAACAGCCCGTAAGCCATCCCCACCCCTTCCTCAAGGTCTCGATCGTCTCTGACAGCGCCAAAGTTACCGCTTGACTCCTTCGCGATGATAAGGCCACTAAGCCTGTCCATCTGCTCAGGATCGAAGATTCCCATATCACCGAAGTGACGGGGAACATTCATGTCACCCATGAAGTCGACTCTATCAGCGTAAACGATTTGACGGTTGGCGTTGACAACTTGCTCATTGAGAGCGTCCTCTTTCGCCACGCCGCTGTTCGCATCAATCAACTTTTGGAGGAACTCGCGCTCCTTTTCGATGCTGGATCGCAGTTTCTCAACCGCTTCCTCACCTACTACAGAACGAAGTGCCTCTCGCTGACCCTTGATGCCATCCTTGACAGCCTTAGCCATCTTGGACGTATCGTTAGGGTCGAAGGCCATGAGCTTACCCAGTTCTTCCTGAGTCCTCTTAGCCTCTTCCTGAATATCCTTGAGGGCTTCCTGAAGGATGTTCTCACCGTCGACATTGATTGTGAACTTAAGTTCACGCTCCACCTTGTCTTTCTGTTCGTCAGCCAACTTCTTGGAAAGACCTTGCATCTTCTCAAGGAACTTCAAGTAGTCTTCCGGATTGTCTCCGAATAGCTTCTGGCCGAACTCTTGCAGCTTATCAAGGTCTGTCGCCGCCTTGTCCAAATCCCCAGAGTTCAAGTGACGGTCGAATGATGCGAGTGCACCCTGAGCACGGATGCTGTACATCTCTTCGAGCTTCTCATTGATCTTCTCTTGCTCCTCGTAGTAATCGCGTGCACGATCGGCAAGAATCCTCATGTCACCACTCAAGGCTGACATATTGAGGGTTCCGTTTTTGAGTTGCTCGTTGAAGCTCTCCATTGCGGACTTCGGATCGTCCAAAGCCCGGTACAGGCTCATACCTGTAGCCGCTGCCAATGTAGTGAGGCTTCCTAGCTCATCGAGTCCAAGCATCTCATCCAGGCCACCGCTAATTCCATCACGGAAAATATCAGCCTGCTTACCAAGCTCCTTGGAAATCTGCTCCAAGACGCCAATACGCCTGTCAACGTACTTGAGGTGCTCCTTCTCTTCTAGCTTCTGCTCTTTTTGCAGGTCGTTAATCTGCTTACCAAGCTGCATGTACTGGTGTCGGTTCAGGATCAACTGGCGCTCATACTCCACTTCGCCAATCTTCCCCTGCTTGAACTGCTCCTCAAACTTAGCACGCTTCTTCTGAAGGCCGTCCATCTCCTCGGTAATAGCGAGGATCTCATACTGTAGACCAGCGCGCTCTTGCTTCGGATTCAGAATCTCCTCAGAGATCTTCATCGTATCGTAGAGCATCTGGTTTTCTTCTCTAATAGCATCATTCAGACCCAACTGGATATCCAGTAGCTCAAGCTGGAACTCCTTCATCTGCTTAAGAGCTTCAACACTCTCAATCTTGATGCCAGTCATCTTCTCAGCGGCGCCTAGCTCGCGCAACTGGTGCTTGATATTCTGCATCAGCAAGTCTGTTTTGACCGACAGACTCTTATTGGAATCGGTGAGATTAAGCTCCTCAATCCGGAGTTGCTCATTCAACTTCTCCAACTCATGCCTACCCTTCATGATGGCAAGGTTCTTCTCCTTCCACATCTTCAGGATACCAGCGAACTCCTTGTCGTATTGAGCCAGAGTCTTAACGAATTCCATCTGCCCTTTGACAGTATCGGAAAACGCCTTGGCCCTATCCTCAATACTTTGATCTTCGTCACCGCCCTCTTGAGGGGTGAATTCAAAGTTGAACTTAAGTTCATTCAACTTCTCGATCATCTTGTTCGCACTAAGACCAAGGTTAGCCTTGCGGTCCAGGTCTTGGACGGCTTTACTCAACTCAAGTTCACGCAGTTGCATGTCATTGAGTGTAGCCTGCGCTCGAATACCGTCTCGAATGGAGTTAACCAAGTTCTGCATCGACTTGGCACGGTCATCCAGCACAGCCAAAACAGAGCCTTCTTCGATTCTGTCCAGCGCGCCCAATGTGCTGAAGTCTGTATCAGCAATGCTCTCAGACATATTCTGCAACAGAAGCATCAACTTCTGAGCTTTAATCTGAGTTCTACCGAAGGTGTCTGTAACCTTCATCCCATTCTCATCGAGGACGATCATATCCTCGACGATGTTATTCAGGACGTTCTCAAGACCAGCGGCTTCAGTCTCCGCATTCTTGAATTCTTCAACAGCGGCGCCACGCTGTTGCTCATTGATGAAACCACCTTCCATCAGGGAGTCCAACAGCGTTGGGATTGCATCCGCGCTGTTCTTGAGGATTCCCTCGTTGGCGATCTCTTTTGTGATGGTCCTGCGAAGCTGCTTAATATCAACGAAGGTCTCTTGCCCTTCTAGGACTGGAAGACTCGTCCCTGAACCTGCAATGCTCACAGCCTCAGCAATTCCTCCAAACTCAGCTTTAGTCCTTTCAGCTTCCTCTCGTAATCCCTCCAGTTCTCCTCGGATTTGGATATAGGCAGACCCGTCAATCGGTGCGTCTGCAATCTCCAGCATCTCATCCATAAGACCAAGAGTCTCAAGGTTGAAGTCGTATTCGCTGGAGTCCGGATTACGGAGTTGGCCGAAGATTCGATTGTCGATGGAATTCTGAACCATCTTAGCGATACGGCGTGCCTCACTTCTGTCCAGGTGAAAGCTTCCGTTAAGGGTTTCTACAAGCTTTTCATTGAGCTTCTCCTTCATTACATCGTAGTTGCCACTGGACGCTGCCTTGTCGAGAAGGCCCTTGTGAACCTCAACAACTCTACTTAGCGCCCCCTGACTGGATGCCACCAGTCGCTCATAGGCTTTTAACTGGGCCTCAAGACGGGGCAAATCCTGGGGGTCTGTGAGACTAGCCATGTCAAGCTGCTCACGAGTGGCCTGAAGCTCATCCATCGCCTGAAGCATCATGTCTAACTCTTGACCAACCGGGTCAAGATCAACGTCAAACCAGTCACCAAGGAAGAAAGCCGACTCCACAAATTTAGAGAACTCATCTTGGCCTTCGGACTCAAGTGCCGCCATTTTAGCGTCAACGAGCGACTCAATGAGTTCCGGGCTGGCCTTGAAGGGTAGTCTATGAGCGTTCTTCTCAAACTTGGCCCTCACTTCCTCCCTTGAAGGTTGTGCACTCGCCTCCTTCTGGCCGGACTCTTGACCTGGGACCGTTGCGATCCACTCATCAATCTTCATCACGAGAGAGACAATGGCGTCTACAATAATGCGCATACCACTCTCGAACAGTGATCCTAAAATCCTAAGACTGGTTCCAGCCGAGATGGTGAAGTCATTAATCTCATACACCTTCTCAGCTTGCTTAAGAATGTTGGCATCAAGTTCCTTCTGCTTCTCCAGCCTCTTACTCGCCAGGGCATCTTGTCGCACCCTGGATTGCTCCATGATGCGGGCTTCGATGTCTCCAAACTGAGCAACCAATTCTTCATTGCTCTTGGCGAGGATTTCAGCTTCGGAAGCCAAGTCGGTCTTCGTCTTCTTAAACGCATCCCGAATCTTCTGTGCGGCCACATCAGTATGAATAGCAGTGCTATCCATGGTGTCGCCAATCTTGGTGATCTCTTCACGGAGTTCTTTGATATCGTTAATCTGACGGTCGAAACCATTCAGACTTGCTGAGATGTCATCGAACTCTCGCTCAAGCTCTGCCATAGATTTGTGGACTTTTGCAATGATTGCAGCAAGCACTGTGAGCGCAATCATAATAGCCGCAACCTGTGGAGCACTGAGACCAAACAGGATCCCCTTGTTCATCTTGCCGCGTGTCTTACTGGTGCCATTCATCGCCGTTTCGAGAGTCCCATAGGCTCCGGCAGTTTTCAGTGCAGCAATCTGAGTCTTCGTAAGCTCCAACTGATTCATCCTCAGGGAGGTGTTGAAACCCCTAATGGCCAAGATCGACTCCTTCAGTCTTACGCTAAACGCGAAGAGGACTTGAAGGATTGCGACCAAAGACTGCCAAGCAATGACAGCCACACCACCAAAGATAACCAAGTGCGTGATGAATTGGTCCAGGCCAGTGGCCTTTAAGAATTCCTGCACCTGCTTGATAGCGTCCGCAAAGACAATCAGTGCTTCCTTGGCTGGCTCAAGACCGTTACGCACGATCTCCAGAAGGGCTTGCTTAGCCGCTTCAAAACGCTTCACCAATGTGTTGCGAACGAGACTAGAGATCTCATCTAGCTCACTCGTGGAGGTATCCCCAAAGTCCTCCATTACCTCTTTCACTTCATTGACCTTCAGGGCCAACGTAGTGAACGCGGGTGCGCCACGCAGACCAAAGAGACGGAAGTTCGTCTCAAGCTGCTTAGCATTGATTGCACCCGTCTTCAGCCCCTTGTTCACTCCTTCCAAGACCTTCACGAACTGCTTGTTGATACTCTCGTTCGGGTCAATCTCGAAATCAAGGTTGAGGGCCTCTTTAAACTGTTCACCTTTGGCGGCAAACTGAGAGAACACACGCTGGAGTGAACGACCCGCACGACCAGACTTGATCATGTTATCGTTCAGCACCGAGACGAGGGCAGCTAGTTCGTGAAATTGGAAACCAGCCGTTCGACCGGTCGCCGTCACGAACTTCAAACCTTCCGTCATCTCATCAAGCTCGACTTGGTGAGTACGGTAGGACTTCGCCAGCACCTCAGTAATGTTGCGAAATTTCTCAGCTTCGTTACCAGTCTTAGACAACTGGTCACCAAAGACATTGTAGACACCAGCGATTGAACGTGCCGCCGTCTCAGCATCAGCCTGAGTAGCGGTGATCAACTTCATGGCATCTGCGAGACCAGACATAGTTGCTTCAGCGGACAGACCAGCGGACTGGAACTGCTTAGCAACCTCGGAGACCTGTTCGACAGTCTCTCCGAATTCGATAGCAAGCTCACGCACCTTCACCTTCAACATCTCGAAGGCTTCAGTGATACTCTTCACCTCAGAATTAGTGACAGTGAGCAGACGCCCGAAAGCCCGCGACTCCTCCATGAGTTCCATGAAGGCCGTACGCAGGCCAAAAATAGCGCTCATCACAAGGCCAATGGCCGTAATGAACTTAAAGTTGTTGACAATACTGTCTGCCATATCAGCGCGGAACATCTTGAATCCGCCGCCGGTACTCTTCAACTGCTTTTCCAGACGGTCCAGCTTGACTCGCTGATTGTCAACGCTGGCGCCCATCTGTCCAAATGCAGATTTAAGCGCGATAGCCGACTGTCTGTGTCTCTCTTCAGCCTTAGTCAGCCCGTTGTTCACCCTCTCAAGATGGTCGAACGTCTGGATGACCCTTTCAGCAGCCATCCTCATCGACTTGGCATCCTTGCCAAGCTTCTTCATCTCTTGAGCAGCTACCAGAGTACTGACACCACCCTTCCCAATGCTGTGCTGCGCCTTCTGCATCGAGCGCGCCATCCGCTCGAAGCGAGTCTGAAGGTCTACAACTTTCCCATTGGCCTCTTGGACATCCTCGCCCATCGCCTGAATACCCCTTACCTTCTGGGCTTTCTGGCCGGTGGACATGAGGTCTCGCAAGGTGTCACGAGCCTTGACCATCTGTCCAATCAGGATGCGGAGTTCTCTAGCCTGCTCGCCATGGTTTCCATTCCTGGCAGACAGGTTCGTGTACTCTTGCACGAGTTCAGCAATCGTGTTCTCAAGCTTCTTGTAGTCCTTCTGGACATCACGAGCGTGATTTGCACTTCTGATAAAGTCATCACCAGTGTGCATCACGGTCTTGGACAGGTTTTTGAACCTAGATCCAATTATGCCAGCGGTCTTAATCGCCTTCTTTGCGCTGGCGTCGAACTGGTCAATACTCTTGTAAAGCTTCTGGTCGATTGCATTCCGACTAGCCTGCTCAAGCCCTTCAAAGCCATCAACAAGCTTTCGGGCATCCATCAGGATTCGCTTATGAGTATGGCTAAGCTCTTGGCCCTCTGCTTCCAGAAGCTCAAAGGCTTGGATGACTCCGTAAAGCTTCTCACGTTGACTCCTAGCCTCTTTGGTGACCTTCGCCATGTCCTTGGCTGCGACAGCCGCAGACGTGCCACCATATTGGAAGCCTTCTTGCGCCCGCTCCATGCGAGCCGTTAGAGATCGGAAAGCGTCGGCAAGGTTGAACACCTTTTGACGACTTCCCTGAAGCTCTCTAGCCAAGTGGATAAGACTTGACTGGTCGTCGATCTTCTTCATCTCCGAACCAAGGCGGTCATACGCGTACAACATGCCTTTGATATCGGACTGAAGCTTTTTCGCTGCCTTCGTCGACTTGTCTTCTAGTGCAGCGTATCGAGACTGAGCCTCCCTGACAGCATCGCCAAGCTGGAAGAAGTCACTCTCCACCTTCTTGAGCGCACGACCCTTCTGAACAAGGTCCCCACTGTCGAAGATTTGCATATCCGAGGTTTCATGCAGCCTCTCCCGAAGACGCTTAACCTTCTGGGTCACACCATCTACAGCGGACCTAGCCTTCACGAGATGGTCAAACTTATTAATCATGCCGCCGATAACATCATCGGCTTTCTCACTCGTGACCATGAGCTCTCTAATCTCATTTTCAATCTGAGCTACCCGGTGTGCGGCGTCTTTATCCACACCCTCGATAAGCTCGTCTTTAATCTTCTGCCCGCGCTCCTTGTCGCCACCTGCAAACTGTCCAGGCTCGGTGTTCCGAATCTGCGTCTTAAGGTGCTGGCTTCCGATCTTAATCTCAGAGGCATTCTTCTGAAGCCTCTTGATACCACTGCTAATGTCAGTGATAATCTTCTTCGCCGCCTTCAACTCGGCGGTGTTCATGATGCCACCAGACTTCTGAAGCTGAGTGCTCAGTGCACCGAACTCCTCGTTCAAAGCCTTGGTCGAGAACCGGAGCTTGTTGTTCTGCTTGTAAGCATTCCGGACAGCCGTATCATACACAGTCATCATGTCACGCTGTGCACGCAACTGACGCATCCCCTCCTTGAATGCCTTGGACTGCTTAGTGAGACTGCTGACATGCTTCTCATTCAGATCGATTTGCTTGCCAATCTGATTGATTCTAGCCTGCTGAAACTGAATCGTCTCTTGGAGTTGCTTAGCTTCTTTGCTGTTCTCGCTCCGGAGAGACCTGAGTGTCTTCAGGTTCTTCTGAAGCTGCGCTCTGGCCTTTTCTCGGGCCGTCTTAAGAGACTCAGTGTGCTTCATCACAGTACGAATCTGGATACCGATCTTCTGACCGGTTCTAGCGTACTTCTCCATGAAGGTCTCAAGACTGCTAAGGTCTCCACCCTTCACGGCGTTCACAAGCTCTTGGCCAGCCTTCTTCGTAAAGGAGGCACTCTCCGCTGCCACTTCAGCAACACGGCGGTTGATACGGATGCTCTCCTTCGCCGTCCTGTACTGTCGTTCCTGCCAGTCTGAATACTTGGCCAAGGCGGGAATTACTTGCCCCTCCAAGACCTTCTTCTTACGCTTTAGCGTGGCAAGTTCATTCTTTTCAGCCGAATTGAGGTTGTCCAGATTCCCCTCAAGGCGGTTGATCTCATTCGACACATCCGAGTACGACCGGTGCGCTCGTTGGGTCATCTTCCGAAGCTCTTGCCCCATCTGCGACAAGACATCCAGGTCCACCTTCGCCACTGCCTGCTGTAGAGTGCCGCCAAACTCAGTGGCGATACGCTGAGCACGCTTACGAATCTTGGCTCGGTCACCCTTCCCTTCAGCACTGCCAGTCAAGGTTCCGGCGATTCTATTAAGAGCGTGAATGTCTCTTTCGATCTGGTCGCTAAGAGACTTGGCCTTTTTGTTCACCTGTCCGGCCATATCACTAATGCTGCCATCTTCATCAATGCCGCCCTTGGATTGCTTGCTGCTTTTCACCTTGGACGCATTCTCAGCCACCTGAGCGGCCTGCTGAGCCATCTCTGTACTAACACCCTTGACAGCCTCCTTGATGGCTGCTCCGGCGCTCTCACCGGCTTTTGAGCCAGCGGTCTTAAATGATTCCGGGATACGGGAAAGGACTTCCTTGAAGATGTTGGTGAGTCGCTGCTCAATTTGAGCAATACCCTCCTCGTCAACAGTGATTTTCATATTCGCCGTGGCGGTCGTCAGGGAGCTAACAGCATCCTGAAACCTGAGAACCCACACGCGAAAGATGTCAAAAACTTCCTTCATCTTTTTGAGGGAAGCTTCATTGACCTTGAGTCCTTTACCGTCACCACCGGAGATTTTGTCGAGGGCCTCTTGGACTTCCTCGACCATGTTGTTTACTTGCTTGACAATATCGTCGGCGTTCTTGAAGCCTTCTGCTACAAGCTCAACACCGATCTGAATTTTGTTGCCAGCCACTTTACCCTCCTAGGTAACGTACTTGCTACTTTTTCTTCTCTCTATCCATCTGCTCTCGCTCAATCTTATTCGACTCGCTAGTGATAATCTTAGCGGCGCGATTGAGACGATATAGTTGGTCAGCGACACCACCTCCAAAGAACGACTGATCGGCCTTCTCAGCGTAATACAAAGCCGACCCGATAACTTGGATCCATTCATCAATCCAAGATACCGGACATTCTGGATACTCGAAATTATCGAGAACAACCGAGTCGGCAACCTGCCTCTTCTCAGTCATATCGATAGCTTGAATCTGGGTTGGTCGGCGCCTCTTACTGGAGTACTTGTCCCTGCTCCGACCTGCCATCTTCCTTGCTTCTTCTAGCTTCTTCCTTGCTTCTTCCTTTTCTTTATCCTCTTCATCCTCCCCTTTCCCGTAGTTCTCACGGTACTCAAGGTCGAACTTGCCGCACGGTCGAGAGGGAGCGTATCCTTTTTCAAGGCAAACCCTACAGTCGTAAGTCTCAGCCTTGGTGCGGTTGTCATCGTCAGACTGCCAGTAAAGAAACCTCACGAAACCTTGAAACTTCTCTACTCCCTCTTCGGAAAGGACAGTCAGGTCGTGATATATGAACTTACCAATCTCAGATAGGGTCTTGCTATCCAGCCAGTCTGCGCTCTTACCTTCCCACTCGACTAAGACCTTTTTGCCACCCTTCTTGACATACAGGTTATCCCAGCCTAGTAGCCCAGTGTGAGCCGCATAGACATACAGTCTGTCTGTCAGATTTAACACACCCTGCTCAGCCAGATCAGCGTACTCCCCTACTGTTAGACCTCGCACATAGAAGGTTGCGCCGTCCTTTTTGAACTCACGGACAAACCTCCCTAACTTGTGTTCCATTTGACACCCTCAAACCAAAAAATCCCACCGCCTAGCAAATTCAATTGATAGACAGTGGGATCGTTATTGAACCCAGGTTCAAAGACCGGGTTTACTCTTCGGCGCCGTCATCGCCGTCGTCAGCTTCACCTTCTTCTTCGCCAGCGGAGCCGTATTCGGCAATGAGTTCTTCCTGAAGTGTAATCGGTAGCAAGTTGAAACTTGCTTCTGGGTCGGAGTGGTCATACTCGATGGGTTGACCATTCCGAACAATTTTGTTGTTCCATCCACTCATTTGAGCGAGAGTCAGATCCAGTGCCACTCGGTTAGAGCGGAACTGCGATACGCGACCCTTCTTGTTCAGACCGACCATCCCGTCTCGGATGTCAGCCTTCTTGCGTGCCGGGATTTTGGTGAAATAGATTTCGGCCCGTTCAGCCTTCGTCTCTTCACGCTCTGATACCGGAACGTACGTCAGTTTCTCACCAGGTTCTTGTACTTCAATAGCCATCTGTCTTCCTCCAAATACTTCAACTAATGTCTCAAAAGTTTGCGTCAGATCATCATTCAGTGTCAGCCACAGTCTCATCGCTTTGCTCTGAATCACGAGCCATATCGTAAAACGCCCGTCTTCTAACTGTCTTCCAGTTAACCACAGAATAGTTTGAATTACAAAATTTAGCAGTCTAAGTATGGTGTAAATCGGAAGACACAGAAGCGCGCTAATCCATACGATACATCGATGAAAGTGGAATAATATCATGTAAGTGATAAGAATTGTCACAGCCGTAATCACTACAGCGGTCATTATCATAGTCCCATCCCCCTTCAACTATACAATGCCCCATCTGGGCAAAATGTTCCAGAAATCACGGATATTTATGTAGTATCCCTTGATGTCTCCGGAGTATATCTTATTTCTAAGATGTTCGAGCAAACCCAGTACAAAACTGTAAGAGGGCCACGTCCATGCATACTTCGGGCCGCTCAGCCACGTCGCCCACCCCTCTATTGTAGCTTGCGGGATGTAGCCGTACTCCTCGTAATAGGTCAACATTTGAAATGTATAACCCCTTAGCTCCCAGAACAGCCGAAACGGGTTGATAATCGGAAGCAGTAAGAAGTAACTCACCAGGAAGAAAACGGGGCGCGACTGCATATCCCTGATGTGGATATACTCGTGACGATAGAGCGCGTATGTACCAGCATTCTGCAAGTCCTCATACCGCTCACCTTCAGGATGGAGGATCCATTTCCATACACCCTGAGACATCCTCCCCCAAGCTGGAACCACTTTACCAACCAGCCTTAAGAACCACAGCAGAAGGCAAAGAGCCAAGGGCTGCTTCCTTTTGTCACCCTTTGAAACGATCTCAAAACCATCTACCGCCTCTTCAGCATGGCTAATAAAATCTTCTACTTTTTCTTTTGAGACTGTGCTCATTGCTTCTCCCATGTAAAAACCCCCACCGGGAATCCGGTGGGGGTGAACTTAGGTTCAACCGCTAGGGCTGAACTTTAGTTTAGACAGTGAGTTCGACATCCTCATCTTCACCGTTGACGATGATGACCACGAGGTCAGTCGTCTTCAGCTTGCGATCAGGGACAGCCGTAATCGGCATGTCGTGCTGGATGTAGCCCTTGCCCTCGATATTCGGCGTGTTACCGTCGAATTTGCAACGAGGGAGGAAGGCGTACATCTGGGGACGGATATTGGTCGAACCAATGTATGCGTCCCAGCCCTCAGTGATGCACTTGAATTCGAGCGAGAAGAACTCACCCTCCATGAATTTGACGTAGTGCTTACCATCATCAAATTCCATCGTCACCTGCGCGGTAACCGCTGCATCCTCTTCAGGCATAGCAGCACGCTCACGCGAACCAAGCATGTACTTGTCGGTGTTGATGTTGTTCTCAAGGGTGACGTTACCACCCATGACCTCCTCGAAGTAACCACCCATGTAGGCCATGGTCTCGAATGAGGTAAGGGGCTTGTCACTCGACTCAATCAGGGCGTCAACCGCGATCGAGGTCCGGCTATCAACGTTGCCACCTTTGGGGTGGAAGCGCTGGATAGCAATGGTCTTAGTGGTGTCAGCGTCGATACCGCTAAGGGTTACAGTGCCGTCGCCATTGTCGGTCTTCGTGGTGTACACGATACCGGTTTCCTCACGCAGTGTAAGCTGCGCAGTACCCTGAGAGAGTCCAGCCGGGTCTGGGAACGCGTTAGCATTCCGCACCGTCACGCTGGTGGCGCCGGGGAGTACATCCTCAGCCAGCACAGCCATGGCGTACTCGGCCTTTCCGACGTAGCTGGCAGTACCAGTCACAATCGAGTTCTGCTCATAGTTGAGCGTAAGGGTCGAAGTACGGCACCCGCTGTACAGGAAGACAGCCGCGTCACGGTCGACCTCAATGGTCAGACCAACGGGAAGTCGCCTGCCACGCTCCATGTGGTGCGTGATAACGCCGTCATACGATCCCGAAGGGTCGTAGTCGTACGCCCAGTGGCCAATTCCCACAGGTGGCGCGTCAGTCCAGGTCGTAGCGGCAGCAGTGTTTTGAGCAAGGCTCGCAACACCAACAACCACAACATCTTGGAAATCTCCGACAACTGCGGTGGCCGGGTCCGCTGTGGCAGGGTCGAGGTAGAGACGCATGCCGGGGTTGCCGTCACTGTCATTCTCTGCGACCGCCTCAAAGTACCGATACTCGGTACGATCGGAACCAATCTTGACGATTCCGCCATCGGCGCTGAAATCGGGAGCAACAGCGTTGCCCTCTGCATCCCAGACAGCCTTGACCAGCACCGAGATCACATCGGTTGTAGTCCAACCGGTGTAAGTCCCGTCAGTGACGCTTGCTCCAGCGCTATCAGCGATAGCAATCTCGTTGCCACACGCGCTGTCATATGCGTAACCAGCGTCGCCAGTTCCCGCATCAAAGGTCAAATCACCTTCGAGAAATCCAGTTGCCCCGGTTCGGTGGACGACGGCGAACAGTCCGCCAGCGCCATTGAAACCACCCGAGTGAGCCTCGTCAAGAGCGATGACGGCTTTGAAATCTCCATCTTGCCCTTGAGAAACCTGGATAGCATCCTTAGTGATACGGCCATGAACGCCGCCGTCAGTCTTCGGGCACTTGACGTAATCGCCAAGCGCATGGCGGACCACCATGCCAAGGCCCGAAGCCTTTTGTTCAAAGTTCAAGTCACCGCTGATATCAACCGTGCCTCGAATCAAGTCGGCTGCGCCTCGGTCACCCCGAATGGCCTCCGACTGTAGAGTGTTCTCATTCGCAGAAAGCGATTCGCCGGTAAAGTCGATTCGGTGTGTAGGTCGCTGCCTCACACCAAGTACGCTTTCCTCGGCAATCTTTACACTACCACGACCTCCAATGGCCGCACGAGTTGCTACACCCATTTCAATCCTCCTTCAAATTCTTTTCATTTCCTGCTGGAAACTCTGCTTCTATCATTGTAAGGGTAAACGATCTTGATATTGACGTTAGACACGGACATCAGTTTGCCATTCACTATTCTGGGCTTTGGGAAGAGGTCTACCTCTTCCAAGGTGGGCTGTCCAAGAACTATACCACCAAGGTCTAGGTTCCTGTGTACCACCTGAAACAACCACCATGCTACTGCTCTCAGACGGTCGCTGGCATCCTTTGTCTCGATAGCGGGGATGATGTACTGCACATTGCAGTAGAACAACATCTTGCGATCGATAGGTTCACCAGACATACCGCCCAGTGTATCGGTGGATGGCGTGAAGCCATTACACCATACAAATAGAGACGGAAGATCCTTCACTTCTAGTTCATCTGGGTTGGCATCTTCAAACTGGCTTGGCTTGTTAAGAAACTTCAGCCGTTCGTCGTGTCTGAACCCTGTTTTACAGATGTCCAGTAGGCCGCGCTCGATGTCCTTAATGAGCCCATCCCTTCCAACCTTGAACTTCCTTTCATTATGCGTAATCTCAGACATCTCTACACCTTCAATTCAAGCTTGTTGAAAACATCTACAACCGGCTGTACAAAACCCTTCTTAACCACGTCTCGCATGGCAGACTGAATAAGCTTCCAATGGCTGTCATCAAAGTCGACAACCCCATCCGAACTTTGGATGATCTTTTGGTCCACAAACCAATCAGTGAATGTCTCGTACAGATGAGGAAACTGGTCCAGGTTCATCTCGTACCGGCCAGAAACCAAGAGGTTACCCACCGACAAGTAGTCGTTACCGCCGTTTTGAAAGGCTTCCTCAATCTTGCCATGCATCATACCCGTCCAAAGGGTCCACGATGAATGACTGATATTCTGGTCGTTGTGCCAAGCCGGTTGTCCCATATTCTCACGCTTCCACCTGATATGAGGCGATTCACCTCCTCCCATCATAGCTTTATGAATGCGCTGGATCTCTTCGTACCTGTCTTCAAAGGCCGCGACATACTCTTTCTTGACCTGATCCATTAGGGTCTTACTAACTCCAAAACCACCGGAGGAAGACAACTTTTGGCGATTCTTGAAGACATCCCCAGTCTGGAACATACGGTCATTGATGAACTCCTTTCCGAAGTTCTTCTCAAGCTTTGTCTTGACCTTCTTCTGTGTTTCCTCGAAGACAGACTCCACCCTCTTCTTGATGGAGGACGCCTTATTCTTGAGCCTGATTTTAAACATTACTCGAAGATATCTCCAGTTTGAGCATCGCGAGTCGCATCGTTGAAGTTCTCCGTCATCGGAGAAAGCCCAGGTCCAGTGTCTTGAACACCAAACTGGTCAATGAATGTCGGGAAGGCAGCGGCTCTCGGCGCGTGATAACCCTCCGACTCAATATAGCTTTTGACCAGCTTCTCAGCACGCTTCTTCCATCTCCCTGCGTAAGTACGCTCGGGTGTCACTTGCTCCTTGTAAATGTTCACAAAGGTGCCAGTGTAGATGTAGTAAGCGGCAAGGTAGGCTGTAGCAATAGCAATAATATCGGGAACCGGTCTGTCTGGATCTGCTGGGTCAAAGTGCCGAGTCTCCCCGTCAACATACATGTCAACAGTGGACTCACTCAGCATCCCGTCAATCTCAACTTCCGTCTGCTCGATATAGTCATCACCCTGTGCGTCTGAAAGATGAGAGTCAAACCTCATGTAGACGCGATCCCCAGTCTCGATGGTGCCGAACCAGCATGTGGACGGGATTGTAATCATACCATCCGGAGTCGTGTAACTCGCTGAAATGTCAGCACCGGTATCGAGGAGGATCTCTTGCTTAATCTTCGGGGTGATTTGGTAGACGTTGAAAAGGGTAGGACTTGTGAACTTGAACTTAAGTTCAAAGTCACCCTTGAAGTCAGAACTCGTCTGAACCTCATTAAACTTGAAGCCCATATCTACGTTTGGCGAGTCGTTACTATCGCTCAGTTCTACTTCCGTCAATGAATCCGAAAACCTTACAGTCTCTCGATCGGAGGCTCTTAATACATTCTTAACCTTGTCGAGAGTGGTATATGTTGGCACCTCTACTCCTCTTAGCTGTTAGGGTTGTCAGGACTGTTGCCACCCATGTAAGACCAGTAGCCGTACATGCCTCCTATCAAGAGGACGCTAGCACCAAACAGGATGTAAGGGTTTTCCCAAAAGTCTGGCTCCTGCACTTCCACCATCTTCTGATAGTGGTCGTTCATGAAGACGACTTCCTCGTGTAGCCTGTTGATTGTCCGGCCCTGTGATTCTACGATTGACTCCAGTATGTTGGCCTTGAGAGTCAGTATCTCTACTTCCTTCTCACTGAGTTCCTTCATCTGGAGATCGCTGAGAAGCTTTCGAGACTTTTCTTTTGGCAGGTAGTAGTGGACTTCGCCATCTATCTTGATGTAGCGGTCTCCACCTTTGTCCTTTGGCAAGTACTCACATTCCTGAGCAGCCAAATGAAAGGGCAGAAGTAGCGTCGCACTAAAAACCAAGAGACTTAGAAAGCCGCTCAAGTTCTTCCAGTTCCATTGACGCAACATCTTCTTTTACCTCGCTTTTCTTCTGTCGGATCTCCTCCAGTTTCTCCGAAGCCTCTCCAACCTTCTTACGCTGTTCTTCCGTCTTGGTAGACGAACGTTTCACAGCGTCGGAGATTATCTCGGTTCGCCTATCGAAGACCCATTTGGTCAACTTCTTGGTTGCACGTTCGGCCCCTTCTTCACCTAGGAAGAGAGGCTTGAGCATAAAAAGCAACACGAGTGCGAGGACGAAAACCACTGAAATCAGATGCCATTTATACTTAAGTAAGAACTTCATTTTCACCTCGAATCAATCATCATCTTGAGTCGCTCATTGGTTAGGTTCTGGCTTCCCTTCACCTCTTCCAACCTGACTCTAATGTCATTGTAAGACTCTCGGAGGTCTACCCCTTGTGCACTCACTTGTTTGACATCTTCAGACACACTGGTCATGTCTTTCTCAAGACTATTGACCCTGCTCTTAAGAGGCGGGAGTTCCTTGTTAAGCTCTTGAACTTCTGTGTTCAATCTCTTAACATCTCCACTCAATACCTCTAATCCTGTGGATGCCGTCTTCACCGTGTTATTCATGTCGCTAAGCTCATCAGAGGTGACGAAATGCGTGGAAAGAATCACCATCATCAACACGGTTGCGGAAATGATGGTTGATGCCGCTGTTGGACCCCCAACGGCTTCAACAGCCTTTGAAAATTCCATAGTAAACCTCCTACTCAACAATGTCGTTATCTTCAATATCGACCGTGATACCAGTGCTGGACTTCATCTTCTTGATGAGCCATTCCTTGGTACCGGTGAAGAATCCTTTGAAGATTTGATACGTCAGTGCTGAGACGCTCCCTACAATTAGGGAACGATTTGCAAGTTCACCTACTGTCTCGTGATCGCCGCTCAAGGCGACAACTGAGGCGGCGGCAACCAGACATAAAATACCCAGAATGAAGTTCTTCCATGTGGGGAAGCGCTGTCTAACCTTCAAAGCGAAAGAAGTCATCGACACAATGAAGAAGACCGGAATCATCAAAACGGGAGTATACCCAAGGGCGTGAATTAAAAAATCCCAACCCTGTCTGATCACCTCAATAGCCCCAGACACCGATCACCCCTTCTTCTCTTTGGTGTCGCTCTTACTCTTCTTGTCCGACTTCTTGGAACCCTTCGACTTCTTTTTGCTTGAAGTCTTCGAGGATTCGCCATCAGCCTTCTCACCGTCAACAGTCGCGACAATCAGAAGTTTGCAGTTGTCGTCCTCGTCTTCCGACATGGAAGTACCAGTCTCGACAATAGCATCGAACAATTCCGAATTCTCATCCCGGTCAATCTCTTGACCATGGACGATATTCCCACGAACGCATCGCAGGTAGATTCGCCGGGGCTTGACCCGAACCTTTTGTACCTTGTCAATATCCATCTCTCATCTCCTACATCAAGAATGACCATAAAGGGGGCCGAAGCCCCCTTTATGAACTTAGGTTCACAGTGCCTTCAGCGTGAGCCATGCGTCGTTCTGGTTGACACGCGGCAATGCGCGGATGCCCAGAATTTGCTCAATGTGAGGCGGGTCACCGTCGAGATTGTCCTTCGACTTGGTGTAAACACCAGGCTTCGGGTTCTCAAGGTCCGCGTACAGCGAGCGGGTCGACACAACTTCAGCCCAACGGTTGAGGAACTCCTCACCTTTGGTCTCGGTGACGCCCTCTTGATTGAGGGGACCGTTCCACGAGCCAAGCATGAGGATGGTGTCCTCGGGGATGACTCGCTTCTGATACTTGACCGAATCACCGGTCTTGAAACCACCGGCACGCTGAACACCACCAGTGGCGGTTCCAACTTGGTCAATGGTAACAGTGGTGCCGTTGATTGCAGTGACCTCGAACTTCTCGCGGTCAAAGTCCTCTTGCGACACGATGTAGACCAGATCTCCAACTTCCATGTCCTCCACACTGAAGAGTTCCAGCGAGGCGGCAGTCTGGACCGCATCGGCGACCAGCGCAGTCTGGTAGTGGATAAAGTCTTTCGACTCGATGATGGTACCAACGCCCAGAAGCTCAAGCATGATCTTCTTGGTTTGCTCGTTGGTGAGCATCACACTCTCCATGCCGGTTCGCGCCATCGCAAGATCGCGGAACTTGTCGTTCTGGAGCAGGTGATTCATCATACCATGAGGAAAGATCATGACATCGAGCGTGCGCCCGGTGTCCATCTCGTAGTCCTCGATGATGTCCTGAAGAACAGGAACCGGATCACTGTTGGCGTAATCGCTGAACAGGTCCGTACCGGAAAGCTCCGGCTCAAGGTATGAAGGGTGCTTGTAAGGCTGAACGAACTCTTGTCCGTTCGGAAGCTTACAGCGAACTTCGCCGTCAAAAAGAACCTGCTTACGAAGGTTCTCCATGCGGTTCAGAAGACGGTATTCGAGATCCTCGAAACGCGACTTCATCAGGCGACGAGCTTGCACAAGCTCATCACGAGTACCGATCCGACGCAGGTCATACAGGTCTTGAATTCCAAGCTTCACCTTCTCGCGGAAGGAAGCAGCCTCGAACTCGACCTTGCCACGTCCGTGCGGCTGGTCATAGATGGGAGCCTCAGAATCCATTGCGACCATCGGCGTCATTCCGCCGCGCTTAGCCGCTTGGACATCCATCTCAATCTTGTCCTTGTTTTCGGTAACAAGGGGCATGTATCGAGCCAACAGGTAGGTGTTGATGTGCTGAGGCCAGTACGTCAGTACACCGTCCAGGTTGTCCGTTTGCAGAAGCGGGTGCTTCTGCGCAATCTCTGAAAATTTCAGAGTCGTCATCTTTTCTCTCCTTTTGTTACTTCTCGTAACACTCAGTAGGCCAGTAGCCTAGTCAACTCAGAATCGACGGATCCGCTGACAAGCACTCCAATCGAATCCGGCGACGACGATGGCCTTACCAGTGCGAAGAGTCGCACGAAAGTAAGCAGAAGCAGTGGCGTGTTCGCCATCTGCAACGTCAACATCGTGTCCCAGCACAACTGCATTCGCAGCGGCGCCGCTACCGTCAAGAGCACCATCTACATATTGGATGTAGCGACCGCTAGCATCTAGCGGGCACAGTACAAGCCCAGCGCGAAGATAGGTATTACCATTGTCACGCGCCGAAGCGTCAATTTGGATCGTCTTCTCCTCCTTGCCCTTAGTGGACTGGAGCAGATCGTGTACGACGAGGCCAGTAGCCTCTCCACCACTTTGTCCTGCCATTTTTCTCTCCTATGTGTTCAATCTCAGTTTGTTGCTTTATTCAGAAAAGCTACATCAGCCTTCGTCGAGGATCGAAAAATCAAGCGAGCCATCTTCTTTGATAGCCGGGATGATAGACTCATCCGGCTCACCGAACTTCGCGGTATAGATAGCCACACCGGGGTTCTCGTCAGTGTCTCCACTGCCAGAGTCTTGGCCCTCTTCCGGACTCTCACCAGCGTTGCCCCCATTGGGATCAACCTGGAACTCTTTGTTACCCGTCAGGTTTTCCGAGGTGTCCAGTCGAGCGTCCTCTGGAATAGATCCGAAGATGAGTTCAGCGAATGCCAACAGGTCAGCCTGCTCGCTCTCGTCACCCTCACCCAGAACACTGAACTTGTGACCACGGCTTTCTGCATCAACGCTCAGGAGGAACTCCTCCACGGCTTTGACAGGTGCTTCGTGATGGGACTCGGAGCGAAGCTGGGCCGCGAATTCCTTCACGCGACTTTGCCAGCGACCCTCACGAGCCTCGGTCAACTCAATGGCCTTCTGAGCCAACTGGTCTTCGTACTCGGCGTTACGACTCTCAGCGGCTTTCTGACGCTGGACAGCCTGACTCATCGCCTTTTCGGTGGCGGAAGTCTTGCGCTCCAATTCCAACATGTTGTCGACGACTTGTGCTTCGTCGGGGTTGTCCGAAAATTCAGCTTGAACACCCTCAAGGTACTCAATTCGCCCACTGGTGTCGCTGAATTCTTTGACTTTCGCAAAAACTTGGGAAAGCTTCATTCTTTGTTCTCCTTGACTTTCAGGGGTGTCACCCGCATCAAATTCTTGAGCCTCGGTTGCTGGGTCTTCAGAATCATATTCCTCAGACTCCTCAACAGGCTCCTCACTTTCATCCTGTTCTTCAATGGGATCGCTAGGCGTGTCAAAATTCTCAGCAGCACCGTCACTGAAGGTGTATCCTCCATCCGGAGCTTCCAAGCAGAACATCGCAATTCCTGTACCATCCTCATCTTCGCCCATTTTCACTTGGGGGTTGTCGACGGTAGAACCGTCAGTTGACAACTCAATCTCACCCAGGTGCGTAATAAACGGACGATTTGTAATGCCACCACCAATAAGCGTTGCCCCGAATTGAAGAGTGGTATCAGTTGCCTCCCCCTCTTCAATCTGGACATTGTGCTTATCATGGGTGGTAAAGTTCGGATGAATCTCCGAACTGAAGTACTTGTAGATCTTGTTCTTAAGCAGGTAGTAACCTACCTTGTTCAAATCCACAGTGGCGAAAAGAACATACCGGGTCTTAGGCCCGCTCACGGTTTTGAAGGTTTTCTGCGAAACCCGCAGACCCTTCACCCATGCAACCGCTCCGTCGCCGGGTCGGTGGTTCTTGTCGAATGCGACATCTTGGCCAATCACCTTCGCATCGAAGTTGTCGACCATGCCCTGTAGGTATTCGAGATCGAAATTCAGTTCTCCCCACCATGGGTGGTGGAACTGTCCCTCTCGGAAGATTTCAATCTCCACCTCATACGACTCGCCATCAGCGAGTGCATCAGGGGCATTTTCATCTGCGATAATCGAATTTGACGCGCCCTCAACTCCACTGAACGAGTAAACTGCTCGGGGGTCTAATTTGGTTTTCATGTCGCCCCTTTGAACCTAGGTTCAATCTGAAACATCTGTTGCATCCTCTCTTTCAGTTTGCCGCTCACGCTCACGTTCGTCCTTACCGTCTCGGCGCGCATCGGTATTTGAATCTTCATCATCCTCAGCCTCATCGAGTGGTGTCTCCCCTTCGGGACGATCAGCACCTTGAACCTCAGTGAAGACTCCATCAAATGTACTAGTACTAAGTCCAAGCTCCTTGATAAGATTTGCAGGGTCAGGCCATGATTTGAGCGTGTGCCCTTGCATGCTTGAACCTGAGCGGAGCATCGTCTTGAGAATTTCCTTCGCAAGATTACGACGCCCAAGGGCCGACTTGTCGATCTTGAGAGACACCATGGACTTGAACTCAGGTCCAAAGTTGTTCTCCACTATCTGATCGGTCACATCGTCCTGAATCGCCTCTTCCAACTGGTTGACGATATCTTCGATAATGATAACAAGCATGTCAGACTGCGCGTCAGCAGTAGAAAAGTTTGAATCCCCGTCTGCGACAGCAGGCGGGATCCCAAGACCTTTCATCTTCTTCGAGTCTGAGTACTTGAGCCACTCGATGAATGGGTTAACTTGGCCTGACTGATGTTTAGTATCAGCAAACCCGATCTCCCATTTCTTGTCACCGGAGTCGTTGGTCTCGGAGGGCAGTGCAACAACACCCTGATTCATGAGCATCTTAGCGATGTTCATGGCCACTTCGCTGTTAGGCTTAGGCTCTCCTTCCCACATGGAGTTACCACGCGGGTATCGGATCTCAAGGTGGGGTGCCCCTCGTTTCTGCAAATCATTGAGTAGGTACTGAGTGTTGAGCTTGCTGTAGTACCAAGGTGCGTAAATGTTCTTATACCGTGAGGTTCCGAACACAGACGAGTAACGCCGGTCAAGCGCGAACCAAACCAGCTTTCCTCGTTTTACACTCACCTCAGTTCTACCTTGCTTCTGCATCACTCGGACAATCTCATCCGTCTTGTCTTTGAAGTATTGGAACCCTTGGTCGGGATCCAGGAACTTCACTTTCAAGAGGGACGCCATTTTGCCCTCATACAGAATGTCATCTTCCCCGTCGTCATTGACGTAAGGGATTTTGACCTGCTCTCTTTGCCAGACCTTCTCACCAAAGGCGAAGCCCATTGCAATGGCATCGAGCATGTTACGAACAATTGACTTCCAGACGGAACTCAAAGCGTAATCAACCACACCCTTAATAACAGGGTCAGCACACTCGATGGTGTAGGGCAATCCGGAGATCCACCCTTTCAACAGGAAAGTCCCGAAAGCAATCTCGGGGTCTGTTGACATCTTCTTATAGGTAATAAGAGGAATAGGGTCTGTCTTGTAGACCTCGAATTCCCCGTCTTCGCCAGGGGTGTTACGAAGCTTCTCCGCTTCGTTCTGAAGGCTGGAGTCGCCCATGTTTGGTCTTACATTCTCACCACGAATGCCACCAGACTGAACGGCGTAACCGTACCCAAACTCAAATGTTTCATATTGCTCGTCGGATGCGCCGGATGACTTTGAGTCAAGGCCGTTCCCGTACTCACGCCGCATGTAATCACTCATTCGGTTGATGTCGACGTGCGGGTCGGATTCGGCAATTCGTTCTATTCTCTCAAAGTTGTATTCTGTCATCTCAGCTACCATGTGTCGAAATCCTTAACGAACTTTCCAGGGTTATCTATATTCTTCACACGCTGCTTCTCGATGGTACCCATGTCCATCCCACTGAAGCTGTCTATGCCGCCCCCGCCACCGGGGTTAACATGGTGTTGGTTGAAGTCTTTGACGAAATCATCGTCGACCACCCTGTTATCCTTGCCTGCTCCCTTGACCTTCAGTTCCTCGAAAGTTCGATTCCCGAAGTCGATGGGTTCCTCCCCGAAAGGAGTCCCAGCTAGAGAAGCAAATGCAATAGCCCATGCGTAATCGGCATGGTGAAGCTTCTTGTCAGCAGCCCGGTAAGAGGTATTCTTGCTGGGCGTGATAACACGCTTAATGGAGTGCAGGTCCGTGACTTTATCCTTCTCATAAGCCAGGGCCAGACCGTAGTTCTCCAAGCGGGCACGGAGATTTGTCATCTCTCGTTCCTGCTTGGAATTCGACCCACCCATCTGGAGTGCCTCGAATTGATCCTCCCAGTTTGCAGACAGGTATTGACCAATCTGCATACCGACGCCGGTGCAGTCCATGCGCATCTTGCGGACGAAGCCATCTTGCAGCACGCGATTAAAGTACGCTTGCTGCGCAGGGAGGCTCCATCCGTTGCGCCTCATGTTGAATCTTTCGACTTGAAGAGTCCCTCCATTGGGAAGGCGAACTTCTTCCAGAACAACAAATTCGGTGCTATGTCGAGTGGTTCCGATATCTGCTCCTCCAATGAGGTTGCGAGATACCTCGCCGCGTTGAACGGCGGAATATAAGTCTTCAAGCGAATCGTAGCTCTTGAACGTTGTGTCTTCATATCGCTCCACTATCGGCCAGTCGCGTTCGCTCAGCGCCTCCTCAATCGGAATCGAGAAATCACGCCGCTCGAAGTTGTAGTCGTCCAAGTTAGAAACGGATATTGGGTACATCGCGTTAAGGATCAACTCACGACTGAAGAAAGATGCTTGGGCATCAACAAAGAAGCCCTCGAATTCCTGACGAAAGGATTCTTCGTCGTTTGCTTGGTAATACTGCTTAAGCAGCGAGTCGTTACCAAATCGGTGAACCCGCTCCTCAGTGTTCATGTCGGGAGCGTTAGCCTCCGCATAAGCCAGGAACTCTTCAGTGGGTTCCTTGAGGTAGCGCTTACAGTCCCACCAGTGAATCCACCGGCGCTCATAATCCGGGTAGTTGTCTAACTGGGTGACAATCTCGTAAAACTTTCCGGACTTACCGAACGGCGTGGACGTGATGTCCAACGTCGATTTGGTCATTGCGGTAGCCGGTAGAGCACTCTCATAGATCTCGTCAGCAAACTGGTAGAATGCCAACTCATCGAGAAAGATGTCACCGTTGATTCCACGAATGGGTCGCTGTGCGTGGGAGACGATCTTCGAGATCGTGCCGTTGTAGTTCTCCCATTCGATGAGTTGCATCGGGTCACGAATGATCTTCTTGTGGAACCGAGGCGGCAGAGCCGATAGGAACTGCTTGACATATTTGATCTTGTTGATCGCCTCCTCTTTCTTATAGGAGGTGAAGATCGCTGTATAGTTGCGACCGTCGACCAAGATGCCACGAGCGAACGCCTTAGCAGCGAACGCTGTACTCAAACCAGTCTGTCGAGCCTTGTTAGAGATGTAGTTGGTGTAGATATCAAGGTAATCTAACTGATACCACTCCCAACTCCAGGTCTCACCCGGTGGCACGAACTTGTCCAACTCATCTTGTTCGAGGAGTCCATAAACAAGTCCAACCTCTGAAGCCATAAACTCCAAGAGGTCATCCATCTCTTCCGGCTCTGGGTCTCTGTTGACCCAGCCCGGTGTTCCTTTCGAGTCATCGTCGTAGACCGACTTCTTATAGGGCCGATCTGCGGACTCCTTTACATCGTCGTCAGTCGCGCTTGTGATGATCCCCTTCTTCTTTGGAACAAGGATTTCATCATTCTGCGTGACAATCTCACTCTTGGATTCAGACTTGCTCAACCCAAGTGAATCACTGTCGCCATCATCGGTGCCACTCGTGTCGGCAAATGGATCATCTCGTTGTGACATGCCAACACCTCAATCAATCAGTATCTCGATCCACGACCTAGGTACTTGCGAATGTCGTGAGGCTTGTTCTTGAGCATCAGATCGAATTTCACATCCGTCTGGGGCGGGTCAGGTTTGAACCTGGGTTCAGCCTTGACCTCCTCCTCTTCGTCGTCTTCCTTCTCTTCCGAGAGTTCATCGACGATTTCGATGCCGTCATCCAAGTGATGAAGGGATTGGACTTCTTCGTCCTCTTCTTCAGCCACCTCGATATCCTCCTCTACAAGTACCTCTTCCTCTTCTGCAAGTTCTTCTTCAGCTTCGGAGTCCTCGAAGGTTCCCTCGGAGAATCCGAAGTTGCCGTCAAGGGAGAAGCCTACTTCTTTCTCTTCACCATTGGCCATTTCTGAACCTCATGTAAAAGCCCACTCTTCAATTTCGATTTCTTCTTCCCAATCACCCTCATCAACAGGGTCAGCCTCAACGAGTTCAGGCTTTTCAGACTCAGGTTCTTCAGACCCTTTCTCAACCGCGGCTTCCTCGAATTCATCGAAGTTGTCGCCGGTCTCGGCAGTCTCATCAGCCTTGTTAGTCAGCTTATTACGCGTGCGACGCATAATAGTAAGCTCCTCGTACTTTTTGCGTACGGAGTGCTGAATCTCACTGCGCTCGGTGCGGTCTGTAGCTTCCCCGTCGTCGAGACGGGTGTGCTTGTCTGTCTTGTCCCAGAGCTTGAAGAAATTCTTGAAGTCTGTGAACTTCGCGAACCTCTCTTTGAATTGAACTTTCTCCTGGATGGAGATGTCCTCTTCCGGTACCCCGGC